TCACCGGGCAAATCCAAGTGACCAAGACCAGCGCCGACTACAACAGCATGAACGGCTGGCCCGCTGGCACCCCCATCCCCGGCACCGTGTTTGAGGTCTACCACTACCGCACGGGGAACCTTGTCGATACCATCCGTACCGATAAGAACGGCGTGGCCGTGTCCAAGCCCTTGCCCCTGGGCCGGTACAAGGTGGTGGAATCCAAGGCCGCTGACTTCTACTCCCTGGACAAGACCCCCATCGACGTGGAGATCGAACACGCTGGGCAGATCGTCAAAGCGGCCATGACCAACAAGAGCCTTTATACCAACGTGTCCATTGAGAAAACCGGCTATGCCGAGGTCATGCCCGGTCAAAATATCCGCTACACGTTCTCCAACATCGGCAACGACTCCACCACGGCGCTTACCTCTTTTTATTGGAGGGACACCCTGCCCGTGGAGGCGGTGCGGCTGGCGAAGATCACCACCGGCACCTACAATGCCGCTGGCAGCTACAAAATCGTTTACAAGACCAACCTCTCCGGGGCCGACTACCGTGTGCTGGCGGACAGCCTGAACACCCAGCAGAACTATGTGTTGGAGGCGTCCCCCGTGGCCCTGCGGCTGGCGTCCAACGAGTACGTCACGGAAGTGATGTTCGTGTTCGGCGTCGTGCCCGCCAACTTCCGGCAGGTGGAAGCGCCCAAAATTGACTGCACCGTTGTGTCCTGGGCCAAGGGCGGCAGTCAGTTTGTGAACCAGGCGGAGAGCATGTGTCCCTTGTTAATGAGAAATACAATCTTACCCCGATTTCGACAAAGCACAATGATTTCTTTAGACCAGACCGACAAAGCGGTAAAAAATTTTGATGTCCTGGCGGCGATGACCATCCACAACAGTAGATTCCCCAACCTCAATGTGGTCGATCAGCTCGTCAATAATAGCCCGGTCCAATTTCTGCAAGTTCAAATATTTTCGGATTGTTTCTGTCCAAGTGTGTATGTCGGCAATTTTCTTTTCTGACTGCTCCACCTCAGACAGCAGTAAAGTCAATCGTTCAACTTTAATCATCCGTTCCCGCTCATTTTTTTGCATGAGAACGACAAAGGCATCCTCATTGAGTGCGCCACTAAATTTGTCCTCATAAAGTCTGGCGGTCATGTTCTCAAGCTCCTGCACCCGGCGGCGCAATTTGCCGATTTCTTGCCTAACGGTGGACAAACGCTGCTCATCATACCCAGCGATTCTCTGTTTCAACTGGTTTACAACAGCATCCTCATCCAACACTACCGCTTGGGACTGAGCTTTGATTTCCTCTATCACAATTTTCACTAGGGACGACTCGGAAACGGTATGCAACGTGCATAGGCTCCTGCCACTTCGTAGATATGTCCTGCATCGGTAGTAAAGATAACGTACTTCTTCACCACTTTTCAAACGTGTCGGATTAGGGGTTCCTACCATCAACGCTTTGCAATCAGCACACAACAATTTGCCAGAGAACATCTTCTCACCAACCGGATGATTATCGGGAGATTTCAGCTTTCTAAGTGCGTTGATTTCCTGGACTGCATTCCACGTTTCCTCTGAAATAATAGCTTCGTGTGTGGCCTCATGGCGTATCCACTCGCTCTCAGGTTTTCTAACTGCTGTTCTGTCCTTGTAGGAGCGTGATCCCCTGCGGTTCACACACAGATTCCCACGATAAACTTCATTACACAGCATTCGTCTCAATGTTGTAAGCGACCAGCCTTGCACTATGCCCTTGTTGCCCCCATCAGAACACCGATACAAGCTGGGGGGCAAAACTCCGCTGGTATTTAGGAATGCTATGATTTTGGTACAAGACACACCCCTTTGCCGCATATCAAATATCTGACGGACAATACCGGCGGCATACTCGTCAATAACCAGCTTGTGGCTGTCCTCATCGCTCTTTCGATAGCCATAGGGTGCGCAAACCGCAATAAACTGTCCGGCCTGCTTTTTGCTGCGGAGTACAGATTTGATCTTATTGCTCAAATCCCGCAGATGGTAGTCGTTCATCAGGGAGCGAAAGTGGAGCATATCGGTGTTGTCACCTTCACTGTCCAGACTGTCCAGAACAGACACAAAGCGGCATCCCAGCGAGGGGAAAACAATGTCCGTATATCGTCCCACTTCTACATAATCCCGGCCCAGGCGTGAGAGATCCTTGACCAAAATCAGGTTGATAATACCTTTCCGAGCATCCTCTAGCATTTCCAAAAAACCTGGCCGCTGAAAGTTTCCCCCACTGTAACCGTCATCCACATAGGTTTTTGTTTCCACCCAGCCATTAAGCATGACGATTTTGGAGAGAATTTCCCTCTGGTTCTCAATGCTGGCAGAGTCATCTGCGGGGATATAGCTTTTGGCTTTAGCAGAGTTAGACGCATCATCCGTACTCAACCGGCAGTAGATACCCGCCCTATATACTTTGCTCATACAGTAGCCCCCTCCTGCGATGCCACATCGTCCACGAAACCCACATAACGGTAAAATACCTTTACGTCCTGAAAGCGAATGCTTCCCCGCTTGTGTGGCGCTCCGACTTCAATGCGGTCCACCAGCTCAAACAGAATGCTTTCATCCAGGGTGGTGATTTCCGTGTACCGCTGGATGATATTGGCCCAGCGTTCCATGTCGTGACGGAGGGCATACTGTTCCTGGGCCTTTGTCTCCAACTCCGGGAGTGCTGCGGCTCTTTGCGCTCGCTCCGTTTCATACTTCTTCATCAGGGTCTGAAACACCGCCTGGGGGATAACGCCGGAACATTTATCCTCATAAAGATTTTGCATCAGGCGTTCCAGTTCAGCGACACGGGCGGTTGTAATGCGCAGCTCCTGTTCGTAGGTCGCTTTGCGGCCCTGGCGCTCTTTATCCTTCATGTGGGCGATCTGCATCAGCAGACGATCCCGATCATGGGCGGCATACTGTGCTTTGGTTCGGATGTCCTCAAGTACGATCTGATACAGGGCCTGCTCATCTATCGTGTGGACCGTACAGGCCGTCTTTCCACTGCGCATATAGTTCCCACACAGATAATAACTTTGCTGGACGGTTTGATCCGTTGCCTTATAAAAAACGTTCCGTGTTTGCTTCTGCATTTTGAAACCGCAGTCCGCACAGTAAAGAAGCCCGGTAAATATGTTTTTTGTGCCGTTCTTTGTTTCGGGTTTTCGGACTTTCTTCTCGTCAATACTGGTCACTGTGTCCCAGACCTCACGGGAGATGATTGGCTCATGGGTTCCCTCCACCCGTATCCATTCCTCTTTGGGCTTGTTTATCAGTTTTTTGGATTTATAGGAGAGGGTGGCATACTTACCCTGGACCATGTTGCCGATGTAGACTTCATTGCGAATCAAAGCCTTAACTGTTGTATTTGCCCACTTGTGATTGACGCGGCGGGGATCGTCCACCCCTTTACGCTGGTAATAGATTGTTCCCGGAGATGGAATATCCTCATCGTTCAGAATGGTAGCGATTTTGCGAAAAGTTAAGCCAGAGGCCCGCAAAGAAAAAATACGGCGTACAATGGGGGCAGTTTCTTCGTCAATCAGAAGATGATGCTTGTCGGCGGGGTCCTGCTTGTAACCGATGGGCGCATGGTTCCCCATGAATTTCCCGTTTTCTGCACACGCTTTCTTGACTGCCTTGACCTTTTTGCTGGTATCACGGCTGTAAAATTCGTTAAAAAGATTCAAAAAACACATGACATCGGTATTGCTGTCTTTGCTACCGGTATCAATTCCGTTGTTGAGGGCGATAAACCGGCATCCAATGGACGGGAAAAGGTAATCGGTGTACTGGCCAAACTCGATGTAATTCCGTCCGAATCTGGAAAGGTCCTTGACTAGGATGACGTTGATCCGCTTGGCCTTTGCGTCCGCAATCAGACGCTGTACCCCAGGACGGTTGAAATTTGTCCCGGAGTAACCATCATCGATGTAGGTGTCAATCTCATTCCAGCCCCGGTCCCGAACATACTGCTGAAGCAGGAGCTTTTGATTCTCAATGCTGGCGGATTCGCCGTCCCGCTCATCGTCGTTGCTCAGTCTGCAATAGATGCCGACATTGTATGTAGTCTCAGCCA